CATTCCTTTTACTAACCAGTCTACAGATGCACCACCTGAGGTGTCTACTGTAAATGAATAATTAGTATCAGCTGCGACTGTTCCAACAGCTCCTTGTACTAAAAACTCTCTACTTGTATAATCTATTTTGCTCCTATCTTCAAGGTAACGGAAAACAGAATCGTCAGTAGGGAGTTTTGCAGTCTTAGCCAAATAAACGAAAAACGGACTTTCTTCAGGAGCTAATTCAGCTATCCTATCAGAAAAATTATATAATCGTCTTTGGTCAGGAGCTTGTCCATATCCAGCACTTGTAGCAGCAGAAGTCAGGTTTGACGCCTTCATTTGTCCACTTGTAATTGCCATTTATTTCTCCTTAATTACTTTTTGATACTTTTAGAAAGTTTGTTATGATTAGAGGCACTCATAATATTATTCCACATACTATCTTCATCAGAAGGTTGAGGTGGTTCTCCACCTTGTATTAAACCAGCTGACTTAGGTCTCTGTTGTGCGTTTTTAACGCTTTTAATATTATTGCTTTCTTTAAGCTGTTTGCCTTCTTTCGTATTCCAAACATTCAATAAAGTATCTAGAGGAAGTTGTTCCTTTGGAGTGGTTACAAAATTTACAAAATTCCTTGCTTCATCAGGAGACATTTTGAACTCAGATTGAGCTCTATATTGTAAATTATCTACAGCTCTTTGTGCTTCCAATCTTGACATATAGTCATTCATTCGAGAACTTACTGCTGTTTCAATTTCATCTTGTCTTAACTGATAAGAAGGTGAATTTGGGTTTGTATACGCATCCCAAGGATTAAATTCCTCTTCGGTTAATTTCATTTGTTCTTTTTCCTGTCCCTTACCCCCTGATAAGTGTCCTCTAACAACATCTACCAGTTCAGGATTATCCTGAAATAATTGTGCTACTGGTCTTAGTTTATCGACTTCAGCCTGAGCTTTATCATACATAGACTGGAATTTGCGAACTTCAGCATCACCTGCTTCTTGTTCACCTGAACTCAAATCTTCTTGATAATCAGACTCACTTATATTATTGTTTTCAGAAGTTTCAGAACCTTCTAAAGTCTCTTCTTGTACATTTTCTTGTACGTTTTCTTGTACGTCATCCATACTATCGTTTCTCCTTCAAATGTGCTTTCTTATCCACCAATATCCCCCGACACTAATGAATCTATATCAGCCTTCACTTGTTCTTTTTGTTTCGATTTTACTTTCTCAGCATTGATTTTCTGTTGAGCTTCAATATTTGAGACAGATTTATTTAATTGAGATTTGAATTTCTCTACAACTACACGTTTTCTATCACTTACTGATTCTCTTTGGGCAGTTTGTAAATCTCCACTGAGAGATTTTACTTGTTCCTGTAGCTGAGCTACAAGAGCTTGTAATCTTTGTACTTCGCCTGTTCTTTCTAATACTCCTTGTTTATCAAATATCTCTGTTTTCTTTAATGCTTCTACTCTATCAATTAATCCTAATTGATATGCTTCTACATACATTTGATATTCTGCATACTTATTTGAAGGCATAGTTGAACCTGCGACAACTCTTACATCAAATTCTCCTGATGTAATGTCGTTTTTAATTTTTATTAATTCTTGTGTCTTGTCATCGTAAAGCCTATTATTGACACTAAATTCTGTAATATCATTATTTGGTTGAACAATTCTAAAACTTTTCTCAAACGTATAATGATTTTTTGCTAACTGATATACTACTCTACCTAGTTGTTGTAAAGACATTTCTATATCTCTCAATTTACTAGCACCTCTTCCTTCTCCCATTTGTGCAAGCAACATTGTTCCTCTTACGCTGTCAGGAGCTCCTTCTTTCATTCCTTGTAATAATTCAGGAACACCAAAATTCAAATCAATATATCGTTCACATTGATTGATTAATTGATAGAACTCTCCTGATAATGCTTGAGGAGCTGGGAAATGTGGTTCTCCATAACTTGGGTCATATTCAATTACTGCATTAGGATTAGCCCAATCTTTTTCTACTTGAGCAATACTATCTACACTACCTTGAGGGACAAGCAACTTGAGACCTGCTGATGATTGTGCATGTGCTAAAGCTAAAGAAAACAATTTATTTAATAATCGTTGCATATCTTTAACCTTATTAACATCAGACTTAGGATAAGGTGTATTTGTCCATATATTTGGAATTGGGATAATTGGATAAATATCAGTATCTAATATAGTTTCATATAATAGTACCTGTCCCAAGGAAGTTGTAACTTTAATTCTTGTTTGTGGTATTTCAACATACTCATATACATTCATTTCAAATAATTTTTCATTTTCTTCTGCAAACATTTTAAATGCTTCAGAACTCATAATCTTTTCTTGACCAGTTTTATTGTCTGCAACTCTATAATAAGGAACTCTTACTTTGCTAAATCTTTCTATAATTCTATATCGTTCTCCTATACTAGATTTCCAATCTTTATTATCTATCTCTGCAGGAGTAAATAGAGAAACAGAATTTTTCTTTTGTGAATCAGGATAATCGCTATACATATCAGACATATTATAAGTTTCTATATCTGGTAAAAATGGCTCTACATCTGGATATAAATTTAATAATTGTTCTTTAGTAAGGATTGTAGATAATAATATATTTGCTGCATCTTTAAAATACCTATCTCTAGAAGCAGGGTCTACATAAACACGAAATGGATTAAGATGAGTAAACATTACTTCACCTCTACCATAATCAGCTTCAGGTTCTATATAAGCATAAAAATAACCTAATCCTGTAGTTGTATAATCATGAACAGCTTGTTTAAAATGATGTTGTCCATCTGATATATCATAAATGTATTCACATAAAATTTTCCAAACATTAGCCATTTTAACATCAGAATCTTCTCTAGCAGTAACGCTAAACTTAACAGGTCTTGCTGTCATTAATGATTTAAGTTTATCTATTGCAGCATAAATTCTATCAATCGTAAAATCTGCTTGTCCAATAGATTGTAATATATCAGACTCTTCTTGGGTATAATGATTGCCTAAAGTAAAATCAACTGCATCTCTTGCCTCAACATCCCAATCTTTACGAGCATCAGCATATTGTTGAAATAGTTCTCTATTGTCTTTTGCTTTTTGGTCTTCTTTTATTTGTGCCATTATACTATGTATGGTTCTAAAAACTCTTTATAAAATTCTTTATTTCTTCCCAGCTTATGTCTTTTTCCATTACTATCTTTAAATGTTCTTTCATAATGTTTAAATCCTTCTCTGGTAGGGTCATCTTCTATTGCACCTTTTACATCATTATTCATTAGACATTTAGATGTAGTTGGAAATCCTTTTAAACTTCCTACATTAAAACAATAATCAGCAAGAGCATATTTCAACCTATCATCAACTCCTCTCCAATCAATATCATTTTTAATAGAATGATTTTTGGCTTTCATCATAGAAATTTCAGCTTCGTTTCTTAATGTATTCTCTACTTCTTTTTCAGACATACCATAAGCCTCAAGTTTTAATTCTTCTTTATCTGTTCTAATTTTATATCCATATCCAATAGTTTTTAATCCTCCTTCTGGAGAATCGTATGGATAAAATCTATCCCCTACTTTATTTTTGTAGCCCTCTACCCTTTTTAAGTAGTTTATATATTGGTCTAATGTATAATTAGATACCATATCCCTAAAGAAGTTACTACCAAGTATAGCACGAAATCTCATATTTTTAATCCTGTTACCCAATTTATTTTAGTTTTTACTTTTGGAAAGATGTCTTCTGGACTTTCATACTCATTATTCTTAATAATTCCACTTCTTGGAGGCTTAGCAAAAAAGTCTGCATAATACAATCCATCAAGCAAATCATCGTGTCTTCCTTTAGGAAATTCAAATAATTCATTAACAAATTCTATATGTTCTTTTCTTAGATATAGTTTTTTACTATTTACAATACTGCCAATAGACATTTCTAATCTATCTTCTTTTTTAATTCCGTGAGGTGGTTTTACTCCCTTATTAATACCGGGAAGCAATCTTTTCTCTTTTCTTGCCATTCTTTCTAACATATCTCTTACCATTTCTTGTGCACCAACCGTTTCTACAGCACATCTTCGTATAGGAGCATATCGTTGTGCAATTTTCAATATTTCTCTAGGCATATCAAATGCTGGTATTTTTTCGTGGTAATAATCAATCACATATCTATTTTTATTGCTATCTATCCCCATAACCATAATTACTTGATAGTCAGACTTATTTGTAGCTGTATGTGCTAAGTCTACTCCTAAGTATGTATAAATAGGTATCATTTCTTCATTATTCTTTAAATAGCTAAAATGTCCATCACTAAAAAATTCATAATTGTGATATCGTATTTTATCCATTTGGAATGTAGCTGAAGCAGAATCTCGTGCATCATTCATATATTCTTGAGCAAATTTATCTATTTTACCTGCTTCAATAAATTCTTGTTTTTTCTGTCTTAATTTTTCTAAGGAGAATTGTTCCTTCCACATTGCTTTTCCATCTTCTATAGCTTTGATAAAAGTAACATCCCAAGGATAATGTTTTTTTTCTTTAGTAGCATCTTGCCATCCATCATATATCATTTGTAAAAAAGCATCATAATGAACAATAGTACCAGATAACCATATCCATCCTTCATTTCCAGGAGTCTCTTCTAAAGCAGGATATACAGTAGAAACAATCCATTGTTTAATTTCATCTCTTCTTTCTGCTGTTTTAGTATTTAATTCAGATTCAAAATCATCAAGAATAATACCTGTATATCTTACATCTACTTCAGCACGACCACGAAGCCTTTGTGAAGTTCCTTTAGCAATAATGCGATGTCCTTTATTTGTTACTAAATCTTTTTCTGTCCATCTTTTACCTGTATCAGCTCCACACATATTCCCAAAATAATGTCTAATAGCTTGATTATTTTCTAAATGAGAACGAATATATTTTAAATGGTCAATAGACTGACCTTGTTCTTCTGCTACCCAAGCCATAAATTGTGCTTGGTCTTTAGGGGTGAAACAAAGTCTATGCATAATAGCAGCTTTCATTAATACTGATTTTCCAAAACCACGAGGTAAAACATTACAAATACGAGCTCCTGGTTTTGTACTAATTAATTTTTTACCTAAGTCATAATGAAAAGGAGGAGATTTTGATTTATGTAAAAAATCATTTGGTAAAAATAACTTACCAAACAATATTAAATCTTTAGATGCCTTATGTAGTAAGACTTCTTTATCTGTTATGCTAAGCTTCTCCATATTCCATAACAAATGCTTTACTTAATCCAATTAACTCAGTATTCTCATTATATATAGACAGACAAGGACAATTAATATTAACATAGCGTTCTTTTGGAATATCGTATACATCTTCAAAAATAATATCCATTACTGGTATAAAAGTTTGTTGTAGTTCAATCCTCCTGTTGCATATCATACACTTCGTGACTTTGCTCTGCAATCTTCTTGACATTTTTCCCCTCCAATAATTCTAATTGTTCATTTGTAAACCCTTTAAACAATGCAATAGATTCTGTTTGTTTTTCTTTTTTATTCAACATTCCAGCTAATTCCATTAATATCTTTATAGAATTTAACTTATCATTGTCCTTGACATCTTCTTTATCAACTATTTCTTTAGTTTTTGTAAGTAGATATTCAGGAGTAATTTCTACTTTCTCTAATAATTTTTCTATTTCTTTATCTATCAACTTTTGTATCCTTTTTGTTTTAAGTAAAAAATTACTTTGCTGGTTAATATATTCTTTTGACTTAGCGTCAGGAAATGCTTTCTTGAATGCATCAAGAACGCCGTCCCCTTTTGCAACATATTTTGCAAATAAAAATTCTCTTTTAGTTGGATTAACTCTATTCTTTATAATTTTTTTATTATTAATACCACTAAAATTATATATATTCTCTCTTGGCTCTCCTTCAATCATTTGAGAAGGAGCACAATGAAACATTCCGATAGTCGTTCTTACATAAGGTTTTTTGTTAAGTGCTCCCTTGTCAAGAATCTGACAAACCTGCCCATCGTCTGTTAAAACCCAAGACCAAATAGGAGCTTCTCTCCAATTATCATATACCTTCTGTTCTGGCATAACCTGCCTAAGTTCATCGATGTTTTCATATATAATATGCTCCTTTCCCTTAATTAATCTTTTTTTCATTGACGATGAACTACATACTTAGGTTCTTTATTACTTAACTTAACTTCTACCCATCCTTTAGTTTGTGGTTCAAACATAGCATATCGTGCATATTCTGGATATCCAATAAATGAACCTCCTCTTATAAACCACTGTCTTTTTATTTCTTCATCTTCTTTCATAATTTCAAATGAATCTACAGGATTAGCATATAAATGATGATTATGTCCTAAATAATACATATCAGCTTCAGGAAATATATTTCTTAACCGATATAATTCTAAATCCCCATTTTTAGCTCCACTTTTACCGTGACCACTAGCAAAGGTAAATGTTCCTTCTTTATAATGAATAACTGTATATCCAGGAAAAGGATAATAAGGAATTTCCAAATCATCACACATTACTCTAATAATATCTATTCCTGCTAATTTAACAGAACGTAATGTATCGTGATTTCCTCCTCTTAGAAAAATACATTTATTTTTAATAGGTCTAATAAGATTAACAAACTGCTCATATTGTTCATTATTATCAAATGCTTGGTCATTATCAGAAATATAGTAATTAGGAGGAATAAATTCCAACATATCACCATTTCCAAACCATAAAGCATTCGGGTCTTTCTTAATTTTATCTATTGCTTTTAAAAATAACATTCTATCAAACACTTTACTGCCTAAATGAATGTCTGTTAAGCAATGGATATTGACTTTTTTATTCTTTACAACTTTTTCTAATATTTTACCTGGTCTAATCATCATTTTTACTGCTTTCATCCAGTATCTCTACTGAATCATTACTATAAGTATAATAACTAAGTAGAATTATACTATAATTTATTAAATCTAATAGGGTGTCTTCAAGTTTTTCGTCTTTTATTACCATTTTTCCATTTCTCTTCAATAAATTGGCTATTCTGGCTATTTTATCGGAAATTCTTACTAATATCCCTGTTGGTACATCGCATATTTTTAATGCTTCAACCATTTCAAAGTTAGAAAATGGTTCATATTGCTGTGCATAGTCAATATTTTTATCATCACATAGCGATTTTGCCTTTTTTACGATAGCATCATAGTTTGGAATCATATTTACCTCCTGATTGTTCCCATAGGTAGTTCCCAAACCCTAATCGATAGAGATTATTAGCAACTACTTGGACTTGTGTTTCTGTCATTTCTAAACTTGTGCCGTATGTAATAGCGTGTATTACCTCGTGGCACAAAACTTCTAAGATTTTAGATTCTTTCATATTGCGTTCTATAATAATATCGCAATTACGCATAGAAATTGCTCCCAGTATTTCAGTATCGTTACTGCCATACTCTGCTTTACGTCCTTCTACGAATCTAATATTATACGAATGTCCGTTAATCGTCAGATTTAACGGTTTCTTTGATAATTTGAGCTTCTTCATCAGCAGCCTTCTCAATTTGTTCTTGTAAAAATTTATTATATTTTTTGGTATCTTTTTTCATTTCTATATATTTATTAATGACTTCTTCCAACCATATTAGTCTTTGTTGTAATTCCATAATCATTCTCTTATTGAGGGCGATATTATATAATAAATCCTTATTGTTAGGCTTTTTTCTAGGTTTTTTCATATTCAAGTTTAGATAGGAAATCTTGCTATAGTCAAGTGTCAAGATGGTTTTTTACATTTTTTCCGAAAAAAAATTATTTTTAGGGTTAAATTACTTTTTATCTTGACATCGCTAGCAAAACTCATTAATTTCTAGTTAGAAACTAGCACCAAGCTACTAGCTAGTTAGTTAGTATAGTTAGCCAATCTTCTAAATCTTTATATATCAATACTTAGAGACACGTCAAAAGCTAAAAAAATTATCCAAGTATGCGTGTTCTTCTTTTCTTACGGGCAAACGCCCCCCCGACCCGATTCTAGGTTGAAAAAAGGGGATTGAAAAACGAGTTTTGTCGACGATGAGCACTCAATTCCTGCTAGTTGAGCTAGTTGAATTATTTCTACTGATTTGAGCACTATTGATGAGCACTTTACGCCGATGTGCCCCTACCTGCGTAGGAGGACTCTCTTCGCACGTAGGAGACCGAACGCGCGTAGTGGGAGGGTTTGTCGAACGTAGGGAGAACGCGTAACGCGTAGGAGAGAATATAGATTTCCCTTGCATCCATATATTGGCAGTCGTATATTCCTTTATCATCCGAGGCGTAAACCGAGACACGCCGAGGAGACGCTAACACGAAGTCTCGATAAAATGTGAGGTATCTTATGATACAAAATGAGAATATGAAACCGACGATAGAATGGACTGAGTTCATCTCTGAAGTAGTCGGCTATCACCAACGCGTGATAGAACTGAGTGAAACCCCGAGAAGTCTCGAACACGAAGGAGAGCTCATTGCGACTCTCTACGCGTTCGGTCCTACGCGATTTAAATTAAGGAATCCCGAAAAGAACGCGTTCGAGTGGCTACTCGGTGAAATGAAACAAGCCGAGGAGTTCTTCTCGGTTGACATCTACGCGAAGGATGAGCACGATTTGGACTCTTACGAACCAAGTCATAATATCAACCTACGCGAAGGGGTCTACAAAAAGAGTCCTCAAGAGCTGAGAGATGAAATTGAACTAATAGAGGGAGGTTCAGAGTGAGAAAATACAAGAGCTTAGAGGAATTCGGGAACGCGTTCAAGAATGGAGAACTGCCGAACGTGAAGGAAACCGAACAACAAAAACGAGCAAGAATCAACGAGAACCTAAAGAACGCGTTCCCTACTGGGATTAGCGTTTGGGAAGGTGTTCGTCGAGGCTTGGTCAGAACTACAAGTGAGGGTTAGATGATAACACCGACGAAGATAAAACAAGCCGAGAATGGTCTCGGCAACGCGAAGGGAACCCCTTCGGAAAGTGAGAATAAAATGGACGACATAAAGCGAAAGCTAGAACGCGTTCCACAAATGAGAGTTAAGGACGAGGCTCGACCTGCTCTCAGAGACGCGTTGAATAAATTCGAGGAGCAAGGTCTCAGTAGCAAGGAGACTATCTCGGAGAGCCGACGAATGGTTCGAGATGGAGACAAGAACACTCTCGAGGATTTAGCACAAATTATGCTACAGACAATAGCCGAGAAGTGCCCGAATCCATCAGGGGACGCGAAGGATGGTCAAGACGACGAGAATGGTGCTCAAGACGAGAATCAGAACGCGAATGGAGACGACCAACAACAATCAGAACGCGAGAAGGAGCTCGAGAAGGAACTCGAGGATGCCAAGAACGCGAAGAAAGACTCTGAGGAGAGAGCACGAGAACTTGCTCAGTCAATCTTGGAAGGTCAGAACGCGAAGGCTAAGAACCTACCCCTCGGGAAGGCTATCGAGCACTGGGGACTGAAATTCATCGAGCCGATGGTTCGCGTGAATAAGCAAGTCCTTCTCGTTGGTCCAGCAGGGACTGGAAAGACGTTTATGGGACGACAACTGAACGCGAAACTAGGACACGACGAGGACCGATTTTATGGTATCTCGCTAAGTGCAGGAGTTTCCGAGGCTCACCTCTCGGGGAGAATGGTCTTTGATGGGTCATTCCTCGATACGAAGTTCCTCGACATCGTCGAGAATGGAGGAACAATCCTCTTAGACGAGTTCGACAACGCCGACCCGAACGTTCTCGTTGGACTGAACCAACTACTCGCGAACGACGAGATTTCGGTTCCTTTGAGACGAGGCAATGAGAGTGCGACGAGACACGAGGAGTGCTACATCGTCTGCTCTGCCAACACTTGGGGGAACGCGTATGGTGCTCAAGGATTTGTGAGAAACCAAATCGACTCTGCGACCCTCGATAGGTTCGCGTGTTCGAAGTTCCACCTCTTGGAAGATAGACGAATCTCGAACGCGATGATAGGACTCGACGACGACTTCTCTAACTATCCGAACCCGAAGAAGTTCGGGACTGATAGGAACGCGAAGGAAGTCAAGACTCTTCTTCGAGAAGTCCGAGACGTAATCAACGACGCTATCAATTCGCCCGAGAAGAACATCGGACGCGAAGAGCTAAGTCCGAGAATTTACTCGGGTGCTCGAGGATTAATCGAGAACTATTACTGGTCTGCCGAGCAGGTTCTCGAGATACTCTTGCAGGACTGGACTGACGAGCAACTGAGAGCAATCGACGTTCGTCGAAGTTATAGACGAAGAAGATATGGTCTGATAACGACTAGCGTCTCTCGTCTTGTCAAGAACGCAATCGAAGGGGACGCGTAGTGAGTTGCGACGATAAGACAAGACCTAAGACGAGTGCTCGTCTGAGATGGGTCGACTTTCACGTCGACTCTTCCGAGAGTCTGCGTAAGGCTTGGACCTATGACGACAAGAACGTCAGAGCCTTCAAGTGCTCGTATGACTCAGTTTACAATTTTGTCGACGAGATGATTGAGGACTCGCCCTTCAATGTGAAGAGAGGAGAACGAACGAATTATAGAACATCGTTCAGACGAACTGCAGACTTTGCCTCGAGAGAGCATCTTCTAGAGATGCTCAAGAAGGGACACACGACCAAGAAAGCGTGGGACCTCTACTCGGACGCGAAGAAGAAACTCGTGGCAAGTCCCGAGCACATCTCGACGATGGGATTGCTTGGTGGTGATACGAGAAGAAAGCGTCAAGAAGACCTCGGAGGCTACCTCGTGAACATTGACAAGGTGATGGTCGGACTCGACCCGATTGAGTCGATAAAAAGGAACGCGAAGCAGAAATCGGTTCGAGTATTTATCGACTATGCTCAGTCGTGTGATGTTCCCCCTTCGCGTATATGGGAAACGACGACAAACGCGATAGCAATTTGCGAGGTGCTCGACAAGAAAGGCTACGCGACCGAGATTGCCTTCGGTCATAGTGGAGCTTATAGAGATGGCTACGAGACGCGAGATATGAAGTTCGAGGACAGAAAGAACGCGAAGGATGTCTTTGGAGTAGTCAAGTTCGTCGGGAAACACTCGGGAGAACGAATCAACGAGTCGGCACTGATGAATTACGCAGTCGGTGGAGTCTTCAGAGATTTACTCTTTGAGCACTTGGAGCAATGTCTCGGTATCGGTGGAGGTCTTGGTCAACCTCTGCACTACAAGATGCCCCCTTCGGAGAATCTCGATTTTTATAAGAGCCTCTGCGACTGCGACGTCTACATCGGCAAGGAGAGCTCTTATGTCGACATAGCCTCAAACGTAGTGGGACAGATTCGAGACTAGAATCTCTCTCTAAACCTTCCTCACAAAACCCTCTAGTTCAGACGAGCTAGGGGGTTTTTCTTTTTGGTGCTCAACTTTTTGTCGTCATCCGTCTCGACGGAGCAGCCCGAAACTTTTAAAGTGCTCAAACTCAATTTCAGAAATCCGAGTATTTAGAACGCACAAGGGAAAGAGGGTAGTCTCTTTCCCTTTCCCTTAAGGAACACGCACACACGAACGACAAACCCCTAACCTCTTACGCGTAAGGACTTACAGACGAGAGCAAATTTTTTTTATTGAGGACACACAAAAAAAACACTTGACAAGACCGATTTTATTCGTTAAGATTGAACGTTTTGCGACGAGATATTTCACAATTACACAGACCCCTTGCTCGAGGTTATTCTCACTTTCACAAGTCGATTATACCTCACAACCCTCGAGCAGGGGAAAAATTTAATCAACACGTAAAGGAGCAATTTTATGAAATGTTCAATTTGTAAATTAACAGAAATCGAGAAACAATACGACGATAAAGGCTTTGAATGTATACTCGGACAAGTAGACGCTAAAGGCAAAATCTATTGGGAAAAAGGACACAACGCAGAGCCAGTCGAGAAGGGCAGGTGTTGCGAAGAGTGTAATCTAAAAGTCGTCATTCCGACGAGACTTATCTACGCAGGTAATTCTGAGCACCCTATTAAAGAGAAAAAAGCGAGAAGACTTTATCTCGACCGAATAGTCGAGGTAGTTGACGAGAACGCTAAAAAAGTGCTCGGTGAAGATTGGCAAGAACAAGCACAGAATTTTAAGTTGAAAAAAACAAGACCCGACCTATTTAAAGAGGAGGCGTAAAGTGAGATATATATTTGATAATTTAAGACAAGTCCAACCTATTGTAAAAGTTGACGATGGGAACCCCGATTGGTGTGATTTAGATGACTATGAAGATATTCCCGATGTCGATGGAGATTGTTTCCTATATCCAAACCAATCTCACTATGAGATTTGTGAATCAGAACTAGAACAACAAGCACACGAAGGAGAATAAAATGACTGAATCAGAAAAAAAGAAATTTCACAAAGACAGAATAGACCAGTCTTCATCGATATTTTGGGACCTATACAACGAGGGGAATCAAGAGGTTAAAGACTGGGCATTCCACACGCTAAATCATTATAAATGGGAACAAGACAACTATAAACTTCACGAATACACTTGTCCCGATGGATTGCTTTATGATATGTTGAAATCGTGGGACAAGAGATATAAAATGGATTCCTTCAAGTGCTCAGAATCAAACGAGATTATGAAGAGGGTCTACAAGAAGTGGGAAAAAAAGTTGGAAGAGTGGTCACAAGAACGCAGAAAAGGAGAGTTAATATCGTGAGAAAGATTAAAGGAATACTAATAAAACCACTCGGGAATGGAAAAGGCGAGATAACCG